CAAAAGAGATAACGCTTTTCTTCTTCTTTACACGCACGGTCAAACCACTCTCAGTAGACATGGCAAGGTGACTAATTATATTAAACCACCAAGACGCGACCCCTTCAATGTCAGTGTCGCCCCACTGCTCTGCATACCGCTCCAGTAGCTCTGGATATTTCCAAGTCATCCTTGAGAAAGACGATTTGCCAACACGCATCCAAGTAGGACGACACGTCTTCAGAGCCTTTAGAGCACCCTCTTCGTCCACGCTCATATAAACTTTATCCAACATGGCGGGGGGAAACCCCGCCAGATGCCCAGTGTCATACACGACACCAAACTCATAGATCGTGTCATTGCTGGGCTGCACGTTGAAGGGCCTCTTTATCTTATTAAAGTAACAAATGATCGGACACGCACCCTCGTAATCATCGTCATGTACTTCGCCCACCAAGTGAGCACACCCAAAAGAAGGGGCGTTCTTGAAATCAATGTACCCCGTTTTTGTTGTAGACATCCGCATGTCCTTAGACACAATGGCACAACCCGTTTTGGAAAACAGTTTGTGGATCTCAGGCTCAGTCTTCTGCAACATATTTAAACCCAGAAAAGCACGGGGCATCACATCCAGCAAATCACTCAGGTAGTAATGTGTTCCGAAATGTTCCTTGTCTTTTCTTTTTCTGACGATCTTCTTTACTTTGTTTTGTACTTTCGAAGAGAACAAACCCCTCCAAAATTTTGTCTTCATAAATTCTAATAGTTTTCTAAACAGTTTCATCTGCACACTCCTCACATACAGTAGCATCCTCGCCCATGATCAACGTAACCCACTCCCCGCAACCACACAGCCGCTCAACCTCACCGCCGCCGCCACAAGAATCGCAAGTCTCCAACTCACAATACAACTCACCAATGTCACGACCCGCATTGTGAGGCATCGCAACCTCAACCTCAACGGTTCCCGCACCTTGGCACTCGGAACACGCATCCATCACAGGCGTCTCTTGCAGCCGCATGAACTCCTCTTTCATCTTACCCACGATCCTTCCTCCTTAATTGATTGACGCCCAAGTTATAAATCAACTCGCGCTTTAACTCCTCAACCTGACGCAAAACCGTCTCATCTTTCTGATTGGTCCCCGAAACTATGTCCTCCAAACGATGGATCACATAAACCATGTCAACACGATCATCATCCATCACCACTTCCTCCCATTATTTTTATAAACTTCACTTGCTTCATGATCCCATAAACCTCGGTAGTGACATCCTCGCCATCGTAATCAACCTCCATGTCAGTATCCCCAAAGTCAGGGTCCTTCGCATACATCTGACCAAGAGCGTCAACCATGTCCTCTCCCTCTTTCGTTTGGACATAGAACTGAATCGCGCCGTTCTCACCCTCATACCATCCACTCAACTCACCCATCACCAACGCTCCTTAAACACCTTGCGAAATACTGCGTCCAACAGATCTTCCATCTCACGCTCAGTCATTTACTCTCTCCCTTCTCTGGCTCTTGAGCCTGTGACCAAAACTCTATGGCCTCCTCCGCCTTTGCCAGCTTGGCTTCCAGTTCCTCGATGCGGCGTTGCCCTACCTCACGCATCTTCTGCATTCCTGCTCGGTATCCCTCATCATAAGCATGATCACTCATCTTTTGCCTCCAACTTCTTGGGCCTAAGTTTAGGACGAAGACTGGTCACAGAAGCCACCGTCTTGTCCGCGTAAAATACATGCGAACCAATCGTACCCAAAGCCTCTAACTTATGACGCCAAACAGGCCGCACCTTCGTCGAATGATAATACAAAGCCCCAGTGTTCAACGTGTCGCCGCCCATGGCCCCCCGTGCTACAGCCTCCGATTGAGCATACAATGAAGGCTCCGTCTTATACTTCTTCCCAGCCTTGTAGAAACTAAACTGGCGAGACTGCTTAACAACTTCACAAGCAGAAGAAGGCCAGCGAGGATCAGCAACCCTGTTCATAATAACTTCAGCAACAGCCCGTTGACCCATGGTGCTCTCACCTCGAGCCTCAAAGTAAACAGCCATCGCGATACAAGATAACGTAGTCAACATCACACCGCCTCCTCTTCTGGTTGCCAGCACTTGTCCTCACCGTGGTTATACTCACCCTCAAACATGCCGCCCTCGTCCTGATACTCAGCCTCAACCTCAATGCCCATCGCATGAAGACGATCCCACACAGGAACAGGAGGACCCCAAGCAGTCCAACAACGGAACGCGAACCACGCAACCTTCTGGTCATCCGAATACTCAAGACCGTCCTTGCTCTTCGATCTATATGTATCGTCGATCTCAACATCGCAGACATCCCACTTCGTGCCCCAGTTCTCGCACCTCCACTCGTACCAGTCAGGCATCACCTGATCCGGCTGCGTCTCCTTGGCCCACAACTCAAACGGCATGGGCGCAATCGTGCTGCAAAACTCTGGCTCCGACTTCGACAGCGCAGCATGCAAGTGCTGAATCAAATGGCTCGGGCCCCGAAGGTACACTTGTTGATAGCAATGATTAGGCATTACAAAACACCTCCTGTTTTAAACTGTATGTATTGTGTTACGTTATCTTCGATCTCATTGTTGAACTCGGCAAACATGCGGTCAGCAACCGAGGCGACCTGTGCCACAAAGACAGGCCAGTCTTGGTCCCCCTCCCAACAGAAGGTCGCAAGCGCAAGCGTCCGAGTGAAACTGCTTTTGTCTCCACGTTCTGGGGTGGTTTCAACAATCTCAACCTGTGCCGAAACACCGTCTACCATGTAAGATGCAGAATGATTAGGCATTGGCTGTCTCCTTCCAGATAGATAACGCCTCGTCAAAAGGAAGATCGTTCAAAACCACAGCAACACCCGCCGCACGGGAAGGCCGCGTCTTGTGAGCAAACACACCCACCCTGTCAGCAAACTGAAACAGAAACTCCTTCCTCAACTTGCTCTTCAACTCACGAGCACTGAGCCAATCGTTGACCTGATCCGCGCACCAAAATTCTAGACACTGTTCCATGCCTTCTGGAGACCACTCGGTCACAGCCGTGCGGCGTAACCCTGAGAAGTAACGAGACACATCACGCATCTGCGCACGGTAATCGCCCTTGAATTTAGGGTGAGGGTAGTCACGGTCCGCGCCCCCATGCCCATCGTTGCTGACAATCGCAACAGGCTTGCCGTCCACATAAAGGCTGGCCTGATAGCAGTGGGTCTCTTCAGAGGCCCACGCAGTGTGCTTGATGTTTTTCAATTCTAGTTTCATGATACAAACTCCAGATCAAAAGAATAATAAGGCTCAACATAGCCCCACTCACAGTCACTCGGGATCTGCATCGAAGCAAAGATAGCCCACTCATAAGGCCCCGCCTCTAAGCTCACAGCCCAATTGGCCTCATGACCATGAGCCTTGCGCTGCTTAGGGGTCCAGAAACCAACCTCAGTGTCAGGGTTCATGCCAACCTTGCGACACCAGTCACACAATGCTCGGTGCAAGGCCCGCGCTGCTTGGGCCTTGGTCTTGTAGGACGCAGGGTCCCAGTCCAAGGTCATCGTGCCATCTTCCATACAATCTACAGTAAACATTTCTAGTCCTTTCGTAATGTTGAATGGTTGTAGACTATCAACAACAGAGGAAGGGGTCAAGAAAAAAATATTTCAGGGGCTGTTTACGCTGTATACACATTTTCGCTAGATATTTTTAAAAAAGCCCAAAAGGAAAAAGTTTTCGTGTAAATCTTGTAAACAGCGTAAACAAACACACTATAGTTGAGCCGACTGTTTACACCTGTTTACAATAAGGCCTTATTGTTTACGTTTCAGCCTCTGAAATTTCTCAAGCAGACACCAGTCATGGTGTTGCTGGTCTACAACCTCGGGGGAAAACAGCGTAAACAGCGTAAACATTTGTAAACAGCAGCGGCCCCCTTGAATAGGGCGATGCTGTTGTTGTATTGTTGTTGAAAACATGGAGACTATTCATGCCGTCGATTAAGAAGAAGATCGAAGAAGAACACGGGCGCAAGCTCACCAATAGACAGATGACTTTTGCACAGAAGATTGTCGAAGGCATCTATTCCAACGCTGAGTGCGCCCGAAAGGCGGGATATTCCCCCGATGTCGCCTACAACACCGCGTCAAAACTTCTGAACGGTCGGGATTACCCGCACGTTTTGGAATACATCACCGAGCTTCGACAGGAACGAGAGCGCCGCTATGGTGTGACCACCATTGGTCAGCTTGAGAGGCTGCACCAACTGTCTCTTGGAGCGGAGGATGCCGGACAGTTTTCGGCTGCGATCAACGCGGAGAAGATACGCTCTGCCCTTGGTGGTTTGACCATCGATAGGCGGGAGACAATCAACACCATGGATCAGCTTTCTCGGGACGAGATTACCACCCGACTTGTTGCATTACAGAAGCAATATCCCCAAGCCTTCCAGATCGAAGGAACATACAAGGATGTGACCAATGAGCAAGGGACCGGAGGCAAACTTCTGGACGCAATTGAGGCAGAACCTGCCGAAGAAGTGCTTCGCAACAA